ATCCCGGTATAGGAATAGCATAATACAGAAAGAACGCCGAGAAAGGCCGGCTATGGATACCTATACAGGTGTCCAGTGTGATCTAAGCGGCCACAGTGTCCCCCCCCCTTCGTGGGTTTCCCGACGGGGGGAGAAGCGGGGAAGGCGGCGGGTTCCTCGAAGCATGCCTCCTACTATCCAGCTATCCCCGTGTACGGCAAGAGATAAGGTACACTATTATCGAAGACTCTTGTACCCGGGTAGGGTTATCCGCCTACAACGCCGGCTATCCCGGTGCGTACCAGGCACGGGGATAGCCGGGTAGCCCCATGGAGTAGCCCGGGGCTTCCTCGACCTCGACCTCGACCTCGACCACGGGCGCGACCTCGACCTCGACCACGGGACGGGGGTAGCCAGCAGCTCCGGAGGCCCGGGTAGCCCCATGGAGTAGCCCCTACCCGCGTGAGTTGGGTGTACCCTCCCCCTTTCCGTGTCACCTAACCCTATCCAGATAGGCTATTGACACGGATATTCGCGTTTGGCCAACTCGGTTTGGTTGTAACCCCAGGGGGGGTGCTACCGAAATGTTACATTCCAATATGGGGCCCCACCCCGCCCTGCAAAACGCCGAGCATTTAGCAAGAATGTACCTTGTTGTATGCTCTAAAGGGGCGTACACCTTTAGAACCGCCGCCTTTTCCACGGAAGCGCTTAGTTTTTCGGGGTAGAGTAGCTTATTGTGTGCTGGGTGTGTGCGTACACCTGCTCAGATGGCGCTAAACCGTCGTCTCGGCGGGTGTGTTGGAGCGTCGTCAGTCAAAAGTGCTGTGTTGGGGGCCGTTGGTCCTCTCCACACAAGGAAAAGCCTTTTGGGGGTCAAAGGAGTACCTACCCCAATAAACGCACAGGTGTTCATTTGTTGCTACAGGTACTCCTTTACGGTTCAACGCCGGTTTTTTATTATGGGGGTGTCGCGGACGCGCGCCTCCAGTCAGTTTTGGGGGTTTTCTCGGCGTTCTATCGCACGAAAACGGAATCATTATAGATTCTATAGGTTTACGCACCCCCGATTCGTCACTTCTCGGCGTTGTAACTGGATCGGGGGGGTCTATTTTTCGCCGCAACCTACAAACCCAATTCCAAAAGAAGTTGTGTGGTTACTACACTATATCGAGTCAGGTGTTCAGTGAAAAATACTGAACGCCTGACTCGATATAGTGTAGTAACCACACAACTTCTTTTGGAATTGTCGTTTGAGGTTGCAGGTGTTTTTGTGGCGTTGTTCCTATGTATCGAGTTGCAGTACCTCTATCTACGTTGACAAGAGGTACAAGGAGCGGTAGGGTGCAGATCGAGGCCAGAAACGCATGCAAACCCGCCCCCTTTCACAAGCAGAACTGCAAGCACGGTGGCCATCCCTGGTAGTGGTTCCCCCGGATATGGGGGATGCCCCCGCCCCCTCCGTGTGCCGGGAGGTAATGCTGTTTGAGGACGTGATGCTGCGGGTGGGGGACGACGTGGAGTTCTCCTCCGTGCAACAGGTGGACAACAAGAGGGGCCTGCTCCAGATGTTCCTGGACAGGGGGAGGGTGTTGGTGACGGAGCATCGGGTGAAGGGAGCCACGAAGTTGTGCAGGCCGCATATGTGGCAGATCCGTCGTGTGTACCGGGAGGGGGTGGAGGTCATCCGCCAGGCGGGGCTAATCCTTCCACCTGTCCCTCTCCCCTTGGACAAGGACGCCCGCTGGGACGCACGCACACAGAAGCGCTGCGGGGGGAGGACGGCGGCCCGCCCCACCAAGGAGATGCTGCTGTCGCTCCCAACCCCCTGCGTGCAGGAGGTTCAAGAGGGTGACGTGGTGGCGTACCGGGGACACGGCAGGAAGGAGGTACGGGTCATTGTGATGCTGGTGTGCTGCACGCCGGGGATGCAGGATGTGGTGATGTGTCGTTACCGGGGGAACAGCGGGAGGTTCCAGGTGAAGTTCGCAGAGGTGCGGAAGGTGTGGAGGCATCATCATCTGGTGGCGATCCGCGAAGACGTTCGCGCCGAAGAGATGGCGTAGCCATGCCCCCAGCGAATCGGTCCGCCCTGCTCCTCTCGCCCAGGCCACCCCCGCCGGTGCGGGAGGAGTATGAAGACCCCCAGAAGGAAGAGAGGGCTATCGTCACCATCGAGATGCTCTCGACGGGACAGGTGGAGAAGACGGTCGTGCGCCATCTGGTGCGCGCCTACGCCATCCCTCCTGCACAGGCCAGGGCTGAGTACGCCGAGGCGGTCGCACAACTTCAGAAGCACCTGGATGATGAGGGGGCGATCAACGCCGTCCACGCGGGAGCGCTCGCGCGCATCCAGATTCTCCAGCGCAGGTTCTTGGAGATCGCCCTGGAGCCCATCTTCCCCCGGGTGCGCGAGGTGCCGGGCTCCGACCCTGACAACCCCGACGGCGCTGGCGCTATCTGGCGCATGCTCACCCCCGGGGAGCATGCGAGCGCGGTCGGCGCCCGCGCCCAAGCAGCGAAGGTATCGCTACAGGCGAACGAGGTGCTGGTGAAGATCACAGGGAGGCGCTCGACCCGATGGGCGGAGAAGCCGCAGAACGTGGTCGTCGCCCTGTCGGGTGCGGGCCTGTCCGATGCGGACCGGCGACTTCTGGAAGACCTGGGGATGAAGGGATGAGCCTCACCCTCAAACAGCGGGCGGATGCCGTCCGGCGTGCCAACGACCCCGAGGTGTTCCCGAGCGTGTGCCGGATCACGCGGATGGACGGATCGGTCGGGCCAATCGAACTGACGGGAACGCAACATATTCTCGTTTGGTACTTCATAAGGCACGCTTGGACCTACACAAACAAATACCGCCAAGCCGCCAGTTCGACGGTGCATGTAGCGGACCAGCTTCGCTACGTGTCGTACACGCCCGGGGCGATGGGGATGGTGATCGGGGACAAGGAGGACACGTACAAGGAGCTGATCCGGCGGCAGGGCATCATGTACAACAGCCTCCACGAAGCGATCCAGACCCCGCTCGCGCGGCCCACGTCGTCGGAGATGATCTCGTTCGCACACCCGCATGACGGGCTCATCCAAGGCATCACAGGGGGTGGTGACTCGCCGGCCATCGGCTTCTCCCCGGACTACGCCCTCCTCTCGGAGTACGGACTATACACGAACTATACGGCTTTTGACGGCGCGTTCTTCCCCGCCATCTCCCGGCGGCCGAACGCAAAGTGTCGCATCGAGACGACGCCGGGCGTGTACAACTCCCCCGCGCACGAAATGTACCGGCAGGCGCTCGCGGGGAAGGGACGCTTCCAGGCGGTTTTCCTGGCGTGGTGGCAGGACAGGGCGTGTGCCGTTCCGCCACCACGCGACTTCGAGCCGACCCCGGAGGAGAAGGACTACAGGAGGAAGATCGCGCTTTTCGAGGAGGAGTCCATCAACAAGAAGTCGTGGTACGCCTACCCGGTGGCAAAGCCCGTGACGGACGGGCACCTCTACTTTCGGCGCCTGGCGCTGGAGACGGAGTTCCACGGCGACCCGCGCCTCTTCGATACGAAGTACCCGCCGAGCCCCTTCGAGGGATGGGCTGTGTCGTCCAGCCCGACGATCCCGATGGAGCCCCTCGCGGAGATGCTTCGCACCGCGCGCCCCGTGCAGTACGGGGAGGAGGTCTTTTTCGAGGACCGGGAGCACGGGTGCCCGTACCTGATCACGGTGGATGGCAAGGGCTACGGGAAGAAGGGCGACCCCGCGGCGATGACGCTGTGGAATATGTGGGACTGGAAGGAGGCGGGGTCGTGGTCGGGGGACGAGGACCCCGGACAGATCGCGCCGCGTATCCTTCGGTGGCAGCGACTCTACGACGCGGACGTGATCGTAGAGACGAACAAGGACGGCGTAGCGGCGGCCTTGCAGGCGGCGAACTGTCCGAAGCTCCATTGGTCCGGCGCGCAGCCGGGTTGGTACAGCACGGAGGCCAGCAAGTCCGCAGCGCTCATCGCCCTGGTGAACATGCTGCGCGCCAGGGAGGTGCGTATTCTGTCCGAGCCTACGCTGAACCAGCTATCGACCTGGGACGGAAAGACACGCGCACAGGAAAGTGGGCGCAGAAAACACCATTGGGATCGCGCGATAACCTGCCTCATCTTCGCCTACGCGGTCCAGGTGCTCGGGCACCAGCGTCGCCCGCAACCCCCACCCCCCGAGAGCCGCGTGATGACCGTCGGGCGCTTCCTGTCCGGGTACGAGACGACGTCGAAGGGGCGGGTGCTGGGCCAATGACGAACAAGCGACATTTTCTTCTGTGCCCTGGTAGGTGATGGAGCCTGCCGCGATCTACAACGAGATTGAGCCCTACGCGGCGCAGTGGATCCGCAACCTGTCCGAAGCCGGGCACGTCGCCCCAGGAGCTGTTGATGCTCGTTCCATCCGTGAACTCCGCGCAGATGACGTTGTGGGCGCTACCCAGTTCCACACCTTCGCCGGCCTCGGCGCCTGGTCCTACGCTCTTCGGCTCGCCGGGTGGCCTGACGACCGGCCCGTCTGGACCGGCTCCTGTCCCTGTCAGCCCTTCTCTGTCGCCGGCAAAGGACGCGGCACCGCAGACGAGCGGCACCTCTGGCCCGAGTGGTTCCGCCTCATCCGCGAGTGCCGCCCTGTCACGGTCTTTGGGGAGCAGGTTGCAAGCCCTGACGGCCTCGCGTTGCTCGACGCTGTTCACGCTGACCTGGAAGGAGCAGGCTACACCGTCGGGGCGGCCGTTCTTCCTGCTGCGGGCGTCGGGGCTCCGCACGGGCGACACCGGATCTTCTTCGGTGCCTACCGGGTGGCCCTCCCCGGGCGCGAAGGACGGGAGCAAGTCGGTGCGGACGCTCGCGGGAGCCGAGGCCGAGGCGATCCGGAAGGGCTGGGGCAACGACCTTTGCACGGCGGCCCTTGGGACAACCCCGACTGGCTCCCCTGCCGAGACGGCAAAGCCCGGCCAGTTGAACCCGGCACATTCCCGCTGGCTCATGGGGCTCCCGCCCGAGTGGGACGCCTGCGCGCCTACGGCAACGCCATCGTCCCGCAAGCCGCGGCCGGCTTTGTGAGGGCGTTTATGGAGGTGTCCCGATGAACGCTGATCAAGCGGTCCGCCGCATCGGAGGGGCGTGATGGAGCGGCCGAGCTGCGGGCGATGCTGTCACCTGCGCCCCGGAGAAGGTCGTGGCTGCGCTCGATGCCGAGCGCGCAGCGAAAGTGGACAAGTAACCGCCTACGCGGTAGCCTTCGCGTCGGGAGAGCCTGCCCTTGTCGTCCACCGCTACATCGAACTGGCCCACCATTATCGACCGCCACGTAGCTGCGTTCAAGAGCGGCGAGAAGAAGGCGTGGGATCGAAACCTCCAGACCTTCTTGGGGAACTACTGGGCGGGGACGACGGTGGGGGAGAGCGAGGCGCAACTGATCAAGACGAGCACGAACTTCGTGCTCCCCCTGGTCGAGACAGCGCTGTCGAACCTCATCCCCCCGAACCCCCAGGTGACGCTGAACGCCCGGAGGGCCGCCGACCGGGAGCAGATGGACCAGGGACAGGTCATCACGAACTACGCGCTCCAGCGCGGCAAGTGGCGGAAGGAACTGGGCGTCGCCGTCTACAACACCATCCTTTGCGGACGGGGCCCTGTAAAGACGACGTTCGACTTCGACACGGACCTACCCATCACGAGGTTTATCGACCCTCGTAACTACTTCTTTGACAAGACCGCCCAGCGGTTTGACGATATGAAGTACGAGATCGAGGTCACGCTGCTGTCGAAACGGCAG